CAGGCTTCGGCCCTGACTATCACCAACGAAACCACCGCAGGAGCAAACACCGCCGTCCGTGTGGGTGGACTATTTGACGACCTCGCAGACACCGCCACATTGGACCGAGAGCGGGGCGTTGCGAACCTGTACCTTGACACGGACACCGCATTCACCCCAACCCAAGGGAGTGCGGTAAAACTGACCTCTGCGATGAAGTCGGGTCTGCTGACGACCTACAACTTTTCACGGACCACGACCTCCATCACCTACACAGGTACAACCAATGCGGCTTTGCGCGTATCGGCAAGTATGGTATTCTCGCAGGGCAACGGCAACCAAATCAAGATTTACATCGCCAAGAACGGCAACGCCATAAACCAGTCAATGACCGACATTACGACCACGCATAGTGATGGTCACTCGGTGACGATTGAAGCCGTCTTGCAAGGTACCGTCAACGACGAATTTACCATCTTGGTCAACGCTATAAGCGATGGTGGTGCTATCACGATTTCGGCCCTCAACTTCACCGTCCATACCCTATGAGCAGCATAAAGCAATCGTTCACCCAATGGCTTGGGATTGAACACAAAGTCCCCGTGATGCTTGAAAACAAAGCGGGCAAGTACATCACCTACGGGGCGTTCAACGAGTACCCCTACTATCTGCTGGACAACTACCGCCGAAGCAGCAAGCACAACGCTATTGTGAACGGGAAGGTTAACTACATCGTGGGCGGAGGCTGGCAACCTGGGGAGAAGATGACGGTTGAGCAGCAGGCCCGCTACGCCAAGTTTTTTGACGGGTTGAGCGAGCATGACGACCTCAACGACATCACCGAGAAACTCGTCCTTGACTTGGAACTATTCAACGGGTTTGCGGTTGCGGTTACATGGAACAAAATGGGAACCATTGCGAAGATGGAGCACATTCCCTTTGAAAAAATCCGTGTGGACAAGGACGAGCGGATGTTCCAGGTTGCCGATTGGTACGACGACGCAATGGTCCAACTCTACCCCAAAATCGGGGATGTAGAGAAAATCCCCGCCTTTGATGCAGACAACCGCATCGGCAAGCAGTTGTTCTATTACAGGGTCTATGCCGCTGGCGTGAAGTCCTATCCGCTCCCCGAATACATGGGGGGGTTGGCATGGATTGAAGCGGATGTGCAGGTATCCAACTTTCACAACAACAACCTGCGGAATAACTTTTGGGGTGGGTACTTAATAAACTTCAACAACGGCATCCCGACACCCGAAGAACAGGGTGACATTGAACGGCAAATCAAGCGCAAGTTCAGCGGGACCGACAATGCGGGTCGCTTTGTGGTGACCTTTAACGATGATGTCAGCAAGGCCCCGACGCTTGAACCGCTCACGCCGAGCGACATGGACAAGCAGTTTGAGATTTTGAACAAGGCCATCCAGTCCGAAATCTTTATTTCGCACCGTGTCGTGAACCCGATGCTCTTTGGAGTGAAGACCGAGGGCCAACTGGGAGGCAGGCAAGAACTGGTGGAGGCATACGAACTATTCAAGGCCACCTATGTCAACGACCGAGTGAGGAAGGTGGAGCGGATGATTAACTATTTGGGTTCGTTCAATGGAGTGGAAGGGATGGAATTGATACCCATTGAGCCGATTACCGAGCAGTTAAGCGAGAACGCAATGATTCAAGCAATGACACCCACCGAACTCCGAGAGAAGGCGGGACTGCCTGCCATCGAAGTGAAGACCGAGAGCAGCGTGCAGGATGTCATCACGGCTATTAATAGCCTCTCTCCGCTCGTTGCAAACAAGGTGCTGGAGTCAATGTCACCCAATGAAATCCGTGCGCTTGTATCGCTTCCTGCGAAGGCAGAGGGCCAAGGGCTGATGACCCCCGCTGGCACGCCTTCGGATGTCGTCGGACCCAATCCCCAACCCGACGAGCAACCGCAAACCCCCGCCATGATGGGGAACGACAACATCAAGAAATTGTCGGGCAGGGAGTACCAAAACCTGATGAGAATCGTCCGTCACTATGCCCAAGAAAAAATCACCTTGGAGATGGCCCGCACAATGTTATCCGCTGGTTTCGGGTTGACGGCCGAAGAAGTGAACACCCTATTGGGCGTGCAGGAGCAGGCGTTCAGCGAACCCCAATGGGGCGAAGAAGACACCGAGGACTACGGATGGGGGGACGAGGAATTCAAGGTCTTGCAGGTGGTCGCAAGTAAGTTTGGGAGCAGTTCGGACGATTATGTGGTCATGCACTCCAAGCCAATGCGGTTTGATGCCGACTTGGACGACCAAGTCCGTCAAGCCTTCGCTGAACTTGGGGAGGAAGAGAAAGAACTCGACGAGAAAATTGAAAAGTACCGCAAGAAGAATCGGGACGCATCGGTAGAAGAAATGGCCAAGGAGTTCGGGGTCAGCAAGGCCAAGGTCGCCAAGCGGGTGGCATACTTGATTACCAAAGGCCGCTACCCTATCGCAAGAGCGGTGGACCAAATCTCCAAGGAAGGTGCCAAGCCAACGGATGAACCCGTGCTTGAAGTCCGCTACAAATACTCTTGGGCCGCTGGATTCAGCAACAAGGACAAACAAACCAGCCGTGAGTTCTGCAAGGTGATGCTGGACCTCGCTGACCAAGGCAAGGTGTACACCCGTGACGACATCAACGGCATCTCCAATATCATGGGGTATAGCGTTTGGAATCGCAGAGGCGGTTGGTACCATACCGCCAGCGGAGTGAACCGTCCCCAATGCAGACACATTTGGGAGCAGCAGTTGGTAATCCGCAAAGGCAATAAAATCACGAAAGCATGAAGGCACTATTCATAAGCGAACAAACCCTGCTGGACAACTCGGTCATAAACGAGAATGTGTCGTTTACCCAAATTCGGCCCACGATTGTAAAGGTCCAAGAGATGCGGATTCAGCCGATAGTCGGTTCGGCCCTGTATAGCGAAATGGTGACGCAAGTGGTGAGCGGCACGACCACGGCCCTCAACACGACGCTCTTGGAGGACTACATCCAACCCGCTATGGTGCAATGGCTCTACTACGAGTTACCCATGGTATTGGCCTTTAAATACATGAACAAGGGAATGGTCCGCAGAACCAGCGAAGAATCCAGCCAAATGTCCATGGACGAAATCACCCGCCTCACCGACAAAGTGAAGAACGATGCTGAGTGGTACTCCGAGCGCATCACCCGCTACCTCATGGAGAACCGCACCGACTATCCGCTCTTTAATTCCCCGCCATCGGCTTTGGATACCATCTACCCGAACGGAACCAACTACAACACAGGCATGGCTCTCGACGCTCGGACCCTCCGCCGTGGCGCTGGGCTTGATAGGCCATGGCCCTACGGTTACGACCCCTACTGCAACAACTGCTAACGATGGGAGCGCATTCAAAAAATATTCTGAAATTACAGGCTTATGTCATGGATAAAAATCAAGCAAGCACTCCTTGCGCTTGCAAATGCTCATCCGNGCTTGCAAATGCTCATCCGCAGGTAAACTCCTTCGGGACGGGCGACCCGCTTGCAATCGGGACCGACAACACGATAAACCTGCGAACCCCAAGCCGTGAGCGAATCGTCTATCCGCTCGTCTTTGCGGATGTTCAGTCAGCGAGTACGGATGCTGGGACTTTGGCTCTTGTGGTCGGTGTCTATTTTAGCGACCGAGTGGAATCCATTGCCACGATGGGTGGCGTGGTTTCGGGCAGTCCGACGCTCGGTTGGCAAGACAACGAAGACGAGGTTTTGAGCGACCAACTGCAAATCGCACAGGACTTCATATCGTCGCTTACAAACGACCCGACACAAGAGTGGACGCTAAGTACCAGCGTCAGCCTTACGAGGTTTGTAGAGAGCCGAGATGACCGCACAGCGGGGTGGGTAGCAACGATGTCGTTCCAACTGCCGTATTCGCACTCGGTTTGTGAAATTCCTTCATAAGATACATTTACCCTAAAGCAACCAAACAAAATGCCTACTCCTATTCTCCAACAAATGCTCGGACAGGGCGGTACTTGCGAACTGATTGATTCAGGTGCAGCCGCCACGGGCAAGAACTACGACTTTCTTGTCGTCAATTCAGCCGCAACGATGACCACCCTCACGGGTACAGGCAGCGAGAACCTGCTGACCGCTTACAACTTTTCGACCAAATCCATCTCCGCAGGCATCGTTCATCGGTTACACCTTCCTCTAACCATGCTGATAGGCTACGGCTACGGCTATCCTCGCTCCATGGTGATGGGCAAGACCCCCGCAGAACTTGCGTGGGATGCATTCAACGCCCGTGCTACTACGGACAACGCCCTTGCACCCGAAGCCGCCGTCAGCGGTTGCCTGCAAGCCCGATTCGCTATTCTATTTAACTTCTAAGAATGCCCACGCCTTCACTATTGATAGTCCCCGCCCGATTCAAGACGGGGAAACTTTACTCGCAACTTCCAACCAGCGGAGCGGGTGACTTCACGGTTACCCGCAACACCGAGGCACGGCGGTTTGATTCTGCTGGCTTGGTTGCATCCGTAGCATCGGGCATCCCCCGCTTGGACTACTACACCAGCGGCGGCGTTACGGGGTGTCCTGCGTTATTGGTTGAGCCTGCGGCGACGAACTTGGCGTTTCATAGTGAAATATGGGCTAGCGGCAATAATTGGACATTGGATGCAGTTACCCGTGTGACAGGTTCAACATCGGCTTTTCTTGCCCGATGGTACATTCACGGCTAACGCATTAAGCCCAACGAGTGCGAATGTTTTTCACGGTTTATATTCCAATTCATCAACTCAAAACACATACATAAGCGGCACGATTTACACGCAGTCGGCCTTCTTCAAACAAGGCACGGGCGTAGCAGGGCGGTATGTGCAACTGACTTATACGGGGGGCGGTCAATTTACGCAAAACGGATACGCTAACTTTGATTTGCAACTTGGAACCGTTGCAGTTGTCAGCGGTACAAGTGCAGACACTAACCGAGCCGCCCGCATTGAAAACTACGGAAACGGTTGGTATCGGTGCAGTTTTACCGCTACTTGTAACGCTGCGGGAAATGGTATTGGCGTTCTCCCTGTACTCGTAAACGCAAGCGGTAATACAAGGGCGCAATCATTCGCAGGCGTGACGGGTGATATTCTTTACGGCTGGGGCGCACAACTCGAAACAGGCTCGGTGGCGACTTCCTACATCCCCACCACCACAGGAACGGGTAGCCGAAGCGCAGATGTCATCTCGGTAAGCGGAGCGGTCAGCGGGTCCATCGGGCAGACGGAGGGGACGATTTATGTGGAATTTGTTGATGCAGTCACAGTTGATAACCCATTATTTACTTTAGATGATGGAACTAACAATAATCGTATAGTTATTTACAGGAATCCACAAACAGGAAATTGGTCGTTATTTACCGCTTCATCTGGTGTAACTGCACTTGTTACTGGAACGGTTGGTAATGATTTTGGTAAAATAGCAGTTGCTTATTCTTCAAGCGGTTATGTTGGATATAGAAATGGAACTCAAATTTTTACATTAACCGCTGCGTTGCCTTTATCGCTTAAGGCCATAAGATTTAACGGCAGGGTGACAGGTGATTTATTTAGTAATAAACGCATCCGTGCCGCCGCCCTCTACACCACCCGCCTCACCAACGCAGAACTCGCAACGCTGACAACCCCCTAAGATGGCCACCTTCCGCAAGTTCGCCTTCCCCGACGGGGCCACCGCTGACAGGTTGCTGCAAGACCTGCAACCGCTGGACTTCGC